AGAAATGCTGGTATCATTTCTTCTTAACTGATAAGAAGAAAATCTATTATCCATAAACAAATCAAATCTTGATAGGTTACTAAGATCCAGTCGTTTAGCTAGATTGAGAAGATCTACCTTGGAATCAATCTAAGAATAAAATTAAGCCACCTTAGAGCCTTTTGATGGAATAGTCTTAGTAAGTCCTTATCGATGAAAAAGATTATTATTTTTCTAAGAATCCTTCTGTTATAGAACACTTAGCTCCACAACTGAGATTATTTAAGGAAGTGAATAAACAGTCTCTGAATGTATTGACTTCCCTGCTCTAGAAAGAAGTTAAAGTACGAGCAGTCAAAGCTGTGAGTGTCGGTTACAGTATATAGAAAAATGGTTAGGATCTCTAGACTTATGAGTACGATTCTAAAAGTTTCAATAATTCTTATTCAGCTTTTATGGTTAGACATAATTCAAATAAATTAGAGCCAGACCCATTCATAGTTGATAGGTTGAGTCTTTTAGCCTGACGAGTATTCAAAAATTTGTCAGGTTGATGTACGAAGTTGCCGTTAGCTTTCATCAATCCTTAAGATTGGCTATCATCTAAAACTCAATGGAGCACCTCCAAGAAGACCAAATATTATGAATAACTCTTTAAACAGCTCAAATCAGCAAATCAGAAAGATTTTGATGTCTATTTTTCTACTATGGTAAAATCTGGAGAAACATACACAAAATATGATCATGAAAATGTAAATGACCTTGCTGAATGACCTTGAAACATCTTTGTACCAAGTAAGGAGGGTTGCGGTTTACTCACCTATATATAATAGTATATTTTCAGGGATTTCAAGAGTGTTTTAGACGGTAAACTAATATTGCCTTAATTCTGCCACGGGTTGGATAGCTAAGGATTGAAAGAGCGTGTCAAATACATATTGGGCGAAAACCCTAACGACTATGTATCTATTAGCATGGATGGTTCCGCTTTTGATAGCAATTAACATGTTAGTCTATAGAAAGCAGTAGATGCAACGTTCTGGGAGTCCTATAAACCTCGGCTCTATCAGATTTTGAATATGATATAGGAGAATTTGGGATTCCCTATTGATGTGAAGAAATTAGTCCACCTAATTATAAGCAATTGTAAAAATTTTGTCTTTGACGTTTATGTACCATCTCCGGGTGTTTCTTGTAAATCTAGGGTCCCTGCTGAGTTGAGGAATAATGATTTCTAGCTCTTCAAGTTAGAAGGTACCACATTTTCAGGACATCCAACTCTGACCACTTTAGGGAATACTCTACGGAGCATTATGTATGCATATTATGCAATCTATGAATTAGGTTTAGAGCCAAAGATTTTAGCAGCTGGAGATGATCTAGTAGTATGGGTTCATCATAAGGATAAAGATTCTTTTATCTCTAAAATGTAAAGTTTAGCTCATCACGACAAAAATCTTTAAATCAAGCACGGCTTAGGGCAGATCATAAAGGAATATTCAGTTAAAGATTGGTGGAACATAGATTTCTGCAGTAAATATGCTTGTCACGTAGGAGATAAGAAGTATTACCAAGGTTGGTATCTTTTTTGAGATCCCATCAAGCTTGTTCACCAAAAATAAGAGTATGTAGGAGAGAATGTGCTCTTTAGATGAAACCCTTCTGCTTACATCTGATGTCTGTATGAATCTCTCCAAGCTGAGCTACCGTTGCCAAGTTTATTGTTTCTCTTGGAGAGCTGAATGAAGAAGATGCCTGTCCCTGGCTGTCTGCGACTATGCGATGCTAGGATGGGTTTGCCTATCCGACCAAGTGGAACTTGATGGAGTTCCATAAGATTCCCACAAAATTGTTTTGCTGGTGATGCGGCAGTGTAAATGCGGTAGCTCTTCGTGAGTCTCAACGCAGCGGT